TGTTGCGACTACCATGTTTGCTGCCTTTTTTTATATAAATATCTCTATGGATTATTTATACTGAATAGGTGGAGTTGTAATTGGCACATAAGGGAAGATTTCGTCCGAAAAACCCACAAAAGTACAAAGGTGATCCTACAAAGATCATTTATCGTTCTTGGTGGGAATTGATAGTTTTTCGTGACATGGATATTCACCCTGATGTTTTATGGTGGCAATCTGAAGAAGTCATCGTGCCATATGTTTCGCCAATTGACGGCCGCCGCCATCGTTATTTTCCTGACGTGATTGCTCATGTTAAAACGAAAAACGGTAAGCGGCAAACAATTATGATTGAAATTAAACCGAAGGCTCAAACAAGGCCACCGGATATTCGTAATAAAAAGACTGTAAAAGGTCGGGTCTCGAGAAGGTATCTAAACGAGGTACGTACTTGGGGTGTTAATGAAGCAAAATGGAAAGCTGCAAAGAATTATTGTGCGGATCGTGGTTGGGACTTTCAAATATGGACAGAAGACCACATCCCAGGAGCAAAGTAAATGGTCGCAAAAGTATTTGACGACATATTATTAAAAGGCATTCGTTCTGGTGAAGCACCGGGCCGAACAGAAGCAAGTCGACAATGGTATCGCAACAGAGCGGCCGCTGTAAGTAAAGGTAAAGTTACCGAGCAGCAGTTTATGAAAATGGAAGACCGCAAGGTAAACGGTTATTCTATTGGTGATATGTATTTGTTTGGATACGATGCAAAGCATAAAGCAACTTTACCATATTATGACAGGTTTCCATTGGTGTTTCCAATTGGCCCAGCAGCTGGCGGATTCTTAGGTTTGAATATGCATTACCTGCCTCCTATGCTAAGAGATCAACTTATGGACGCATTGTATAGTACAGCAACAAATAAAAGATTAGACCAATCTACAAGTTTGAGAATATCATACGATATCTTAAATGCTGCTTCAAAGTTTAGAGCCTTTAAGCCTACAGTAAAACATTACTTAGATAAACAAGTAAGAACAAAATTTGTTTACATTGAACCTTCGGAATGGGACATTGCTTTATTCTTACCAACTGCTAACTTTGTTGGCGCAGGTAAAAACAAAGTTTACGCAGACTCAAGAAAAATTATTAACGGAAAATAAAACATGCCATTTAATCTTAATGAATTCAAATCACAAATGAATCGCTTTGGCGGTGCTGCTCAAAGTAATTTATTTCAAGTGCAGTTCGTCAATACTCCGTTTTTGTTTGGTTCAAACGCAAGACCTAGAGATTTAACGTTCTTTTGCAAATCAGCAGTCATTCCTTCAATGGAAGCAAACGCAATGGGATATGAGGCTGTTGCTCAACGCCCAAAACAGTTTGTCACGGGGATGACATCGCAGCCAGTTGCATGCTTGTTTATGCTGGATTCCAATCATCAGGTTTTAAGATTCTTACACGGATGGATGCAAAGAGTTGTAAACTACAGCACCGCTGGCGGTAATATGTCTGAAGTAAATGGGATGCTTCCATACGAAGTGGGATATAAAGATGATTATGCTTGCCGTATGATTATTAGACATTACTCTACATTTAATAACACTGGTGGAAAATACTATGAAGTTATTTTAGATAATGCGTTCCCAATTGCGGTTGGTGACGTGGACTTAAACTGGGCGGATCAAAGTAGCCCATCACAAGTAAGTGTTTCCTTTGGGTATGATAATATCCAATATGCTGGTGAACAAGTCGGCATACCAACGTCAAGGCTATCAAGAGGAAACGGATTGCTTGACCTTCTTACAACCGTTGGCGTATTATCACAGGTGGTTGATACAGGCTTCAAACCGGCTAGCGTGCAAGATGCAATAAATAAACTAAACAGATTTAACACTGCGGCGGATAGATTAAGCAGTGTCTTTGGCTAATGGAGAATTAGATTATGGCTTTACCTAAAATTGATTTACCTATGTATGAGATGGAACTTCCATCAACTAAAGAAAAAATCAAATTTCGACCTTTCACTGTAAAAGAAGAAAAGATTCTTTTAGTTGCCCAAGAAGCCGGTGACAACATGCAGCAAATTACAGCAGTAAAACAGGTTGTAAATAACTGTCTTGTCAATTACGAAGTTTCTGATATGGCAATGTTTGACTTAGAATATGTTATGCTCGTATTAAGAGCAAGATCCGTGGATAACGCTATTATGTTTGGCGTAACTGATCCAGATACAGGTGAGCAAATTTCTTTAGAAATGGATATTGATAATATCATAGTAACAAGAGACGAACAACATACAAATCAAGTTAAGATTAACGACGATTATACTTTGTTTTTAAGATATCCAACAATAGATGAATTCATTTCAATTGCAGGAATGAATCAAGATGATCCTTTGGTAAGTTATTATGTTTTAACTTCTTGCTTGGACAAAGTTGCATCTGACGATGAAGTGCATTATTTTAAAGATTACACACAAGAAGAAATTGATAGCTTTATGGAAAATGTTTCGGCGGGAACTACAAAGGGAATTCAAAAATTCTTTCAAACAATGCCAAAAATTAGACACGAAATTGAGTATACAACAAAAGAAGGCGAAACAAGAACATTCACGGCGGAGGGTCTGAACTCTTTTTTCTCCTAATGCTGTGTCATATTAGTCTTTCAGACTATTATAAAATGATATTTGCAATGGCGCAGCACCATAAATACTCAATAACAGAAATTGAAAATATGATGCCGTATGAAAGAGATTTGTATTTTGGTATGTTGGTTGATTATATAGAAAAGCAAAACGAACAAAACAACTAAGGTAAGAACATGGCAATTGAGCTAACAGCAGATACAAGAGCAATCCTTGAAGAATTAGAACGCCAAGGAAATCTTACCCGTGAAAGTAGTGGGTTTGGTTCTCGCGAAACGACAAACTACTTCTTACGCGATTCGCTTGAAATTCTTACCGAAATATCTGAAGTTCTTAAAGACCAAACCGATGTATTAAAATCAATGGTCACTCTTCAAGAAGATGCTGTCACTAAGCAAAAAAGAGAAGAAGAACTCGGGGAAGTTGCTGGCGCAGGGCAAACAGAAAAGCCTGATAGACCAACACCAGAACCTAACCAAGGTCGCCTAATCAATGAAAGAAGGCCTTCTATGTCAGGTCTTCTCGTTGACCTTAAAGATTGGTTTGTTGAAACACTTAAAGGATCTTTAGTATTAACTGCTCTTGGTGGTCTTGCTGCTGGTATTATTGACGGTTTGGCTGGTGGACCGTTTATGAAAGAGTATTTTAACCTTCTTGGCGATTTTATTAGCTTAGATTTTGATAGTGTACAAGAAAAGCTAGACTCTGGCGCTCTTGATTTTAGCGATACTTTAAAAGGCATAGCAAAGTTTGGTATGCGATTTGGACCTGACGGTGACATCAATAAAACCATTACTGAATGGAAAGATTGGATTACTGGAATCACAAAATATGATTTGGCGTTAGGCATCGCAGGTGTTCTTACTGGACTCGCGGCTTGGAAAGTTGCCTTGAGTGTTGCTACTGCTGCTCTTGCTACCGGACTTTATAAAACAACCGGAATTGACGTAAGAAGAAATCCTGGTGCAAGAAAGGGCGATGCGGGTTTAGAAGAAGCAAAAAGAATTCAGGCTGAACAAGAAGCTGAAGCAAAGCGCAAAGCAGAAGCAGAAAAAGCTGCAAAGAATGCAAGAAACAAAGGGTCATATAATTTACCAGAACGCGTAACAGGTCAGCCTACAGGAAACGTAATGTCAGGTCGTGGTAGTTATGGAATGGATACCGTTGAAGGCCGTAACCAAATCAGAGCAGATGCAGCAAAACTTGGTGGCGGTAATAAGTTTAAATTAATTAACAATGGCAAAGGGATTGTAAAAGCAGATGGATCCGGATTTGCGTCAACTGAAGAAGCAGTCAAGGCCCTTGAAAATTCTTTAAATCCAAAATATTCAAAGTTCTTCAAAGGAATCACAAAAGCATTCTTAGTTGCAGGTATCGCGTTTACTGCATATGACGCATATTTAATTTATTCAATTTTAAATAGTGACCAAAGCGATGACGCAAAGAAAGCTCAGCTTTATCCTTTGGTCGGTGGAATCTTAGGAGCGGTTGGTGGTGCAACATTGCTTGGTTTTGCAGGATCATTCGTAGGACCTTGGGGTACTGTAATCGGCGCAGGTGTTGGCGGTGTACTCGGCGGATGGTTTGCGCCTGATGCTTTAGGTAAAGCGGTCGTTGACGCGTTTTGGGGTGACTCGCCAAATAAGGTTGCCAAGGACATCCAGAAGGAACTTGACCAAGCAGCTAGAGTCGGCGCAAAAATTGGCGATGCAACAGCAGCCGCAGAAAGAGCTCAAATGTATTTGACAGGAGAGTCAATACTTGTAAATTCTTTTCTCTATGATTATACTTCAGGTATTGCGACAATCACTTCAAATAGTAGTCATGGATTGAGTGTTGACCAAAAGATCCG